CAACCGGGGCGTTCGCGCTTGCCGATCGGGGGTGATAGGCGAGGAAGCGAGCGAGCGCGGCTTGTGCGCTTTCGAGGGCGGCCTGTCGGCTTTCCTCGCTTGGTGCGTGCGCGTAGGCGGCGGCATCCCTGTCGGCGCGGTAGTCCGCGCTCGCTTCCCGCCAGCCCTCGCGCCAGCCCTGTCCTGTCACGGTATCCGCGAGGTTGCGCGGATCAAGTTGCCGCCCCAACTCACGCCCCCGGCGAGGTTGGACTAGCCTAGCAACGCAAGCCGGGGGCGGAAGGGGACAGGGAGCGAACCGGGGGCGGGGCGCATCGGCCGGGGGGCGAGGGGGGAGCGGATCCGCCGTCTCCGCCCCGTTGCTCCCCAGGGGGTGTTCTCGAAGCGCGACAAGGGCGCGGCTATCGGACAGGGTGAAGCGCCACCCTGTCGGCTCGCAAGCCGGGGGAACGCCCTCGCCCCCCCTTGTGGCGGCGATCATGAGGGACAGGGTGGCGGCTTCCTCGCCTTCAAGCTTGGCGAGCATCAAGCGCGCTTCCTGCAGGGCGATGCGAGCGGACAGGGTGCGCCTTTCGGCGCGCTTTAGAATCGGGTGCATTGTCATTCTCCGAGCGAAGGGACGCACCATGCGCCCCGGTCGCTTGCGCCCGATCCTACGCTTGACGCGCCCGGGGCGCAAGTTATAAACTAGCGGCTCTAACTCCTTACCCTGCAGGTACTTAGTAGGAATGCCCTAGGTTTTTTTGGTCATTCTAAGCTAGGGGGTGAAGCAAGCGAGCGAGCAAGCGAGCGAGCGAGCGCAAGCGCGAGCGAGCGCGAGCGAGCAAGCAAGCGAGCGAGCGAATGCGCCTTGTGCCTTGCGCCTTGTGCCTTGTGCCTTGTGCGCACTAGTCCACCGATGCCAGGTGCCCTCGTCTGCTACGCACGTCGCGTAGCGGCCTGCGGCGCAGGCTTCGGTGTTGGAGTTTCGCGATGGATGCTTCGTCGACGCCGGCTCAGTCTCTCCAGGACTACTCCGTGTACGTTCGGTTGCTCGGCAGCCTGCAGCAGCATCGCCTCTTCTTGGAGGCGGAGCGGGTGCGGTATGGCAACAACCACGACTTCGAGCAAGCCTTGCTGGCTATTCGCAAGGCAAGCTTCCACGTCAACTGCGTTGTTGCCGAAGGGAGCTTCGAGCGCAATCCGGAACTGACTGAGTACCGGTTCGTGTTCTGACCCTCGGCTTGTGCTTCGTCGGCAACGGCGTCGCACAACCCGTGTGCCAGTAGCACACGAAGGAGATTCGCAATGGCTCAGATGCTTCGACGGCGGCCCCGTCGTGCGCGTCGCCTCCCTGGCAAGGCTACGGGTGTAGTCTTGTGGGAAGGCGCTTCGCACTTCGACGGCTCGCCCATCGTCGCCATCGCCACTTGGAAGTCCGTCAACCGCAAGACCGGCAACATGATCCAAGTCTGGATCCTGCACGCCGACTCTTCGCCTACGACGGCTGCCAAGCGTGGCCTTGACTCTGCGACCTGCGGAGACTGCGCGTTCCGTCCGTTCATTCAACGGCTGGCGCGTCGTCCTCGAGCGTCGCAGGCCCTCAAGGCGATGCTTCGCACCAAGTCTTGCTACGTCAACCTTGGCAAGGCTCCCAACGGCATCTACCGCGCCTACAAGCGCGGTCGGTATCCCCGCTGGGACGGCGACTTGGCGATGTTCTCGGGCCGCTCTACGCGCTTCGGCGCCTACGGCGACCCTGCGTTCCTGCCCGTGTCCCTCGTAGCCCGCATCGCTGCGGCTTCGAAGTCGCACACCGGCTACACGCATCAATGGCGCGACGTCCGCTCCACGTGGGCGCGTCGCTTCTTCATGGCGTCCTGCGACACCGAACAGGATGTTGCCGACGCCACCGCCATGGCTTGGCGCTACTTCTACGCCAAGCCTAAGGACGCTCCGGTTCCCGCCGGCAGCGTCGTCTGCCCCGCCTCCAACGAGGCCGGCTCCCGCACCAAGTGCATCGACTGCACGCTCTGCGACGGCGTGCAGTACGACAACGACCGTCGCAAGTCCATCACGATCGAGGCCCACTAGCACATGACCATGCACTTCATCGTCCGAACCAAGAAGCTTGCCGCCACGAATCACCGTGGCGCTCGCATCGTGGCGAGCTGCGATCTTGGCAACCAGATCGTCCGCCACACCTTCGCGTACCGCCACGAGCTCGAGTACTCCGACAACCTCAAGGTCGCGGCTCTGTCGCTGCTGCGCGTCAACATCCTGCCGGAATACGGCCACGGCGTGCGTCTGTACTACAGCGACCTCGACCGCCAGGGCGGCGTCCTGCTCGCCACCACGCACCGCGACGCTCCCACGCACCTCACTACGCGCGACCTGCTCAGGCTCGAGCGCGTCGATGTCATGGAGGATGCCAACAACTTCTTCTCACAGGAGACCATGCAGTGAAGATCCACAAGTCCATCACCGTTGATCGCCTCCTCGCAATGCACGAGGCCGACGACGGCGGCGCCGTCTGCTACTCGTGCGGAGTTGATCACGACGGCTTCCTCGAACCTGACGCAGAGCGCGTCAAGTGCCATGCCTGCGGCGACCACGCAGTCTACGGCTACCTTAACCTCTTGGTCGAATGGAGCACCTGCGGCTGCGGGTACTGCGAAGAATGACCGACAACGAACCCCTCTTCGAGAAGGACGTCAACATCTGGCGTTCCCTCGACCACGGCTCGGACGCCTTGTCCAGCCTCGACCGCAGCATGGAGAGAGCCCGCAAGCGCCTCGCCACGCTGCTCACCATGGACTTGGAGCACGCCCATGTCGCCATGTACCACGCCAAGCTCGACCGACTGCGCAACGACCTCGCCTACGAGCTCGCGCAACTCGCCGAGTCCTACGGCCATCCCGACTGGCAGGTGGACGAATGAGCGAGCAACAGCCCAAGATGCGAACGGTGGACATCTCTTTCTACATCGAGGCTCCCCGCGTCGCGGTCATCAAAGTCCCCGATGAATTGACCGACGACCAGGCGCGAGCGGCAATCCTCCGCGACTACCCCGCGCTTTCAATCCCGCCGTGGGTGAACGCTGCAATCGAAGATATGTGGTCGGCTTGCTCTAACGGCGAGGACATCGACTGGAATGATCCCGACGGCATCTACATCACCCGAATCGAGGAGGACGCATGAAGTACATCATCTCGTGGACTGAGCACATCCGCTACAACGCCATCGTCGATTGGCCGGACGACATCGAACGGCTGCGCGACACCGTGCATTGCTACCCTGGCAGCAACTCCGTCGATGTCGATGGCTCGACGACCAAGACTCGCGAACGTTGGGACGAGCTGCGTTACAACGCCGAGCCCGAGTACGGCAACGCAGACTCGTTCGAAGTCGAACCCTACAAGGAGGAACTATGAGCAACCCCAAGATGCAAATCCGCGTGACCCACGACCTCCGCGAGCACGGCGACCTCGTCGTGATCCGCTACTGGTCGGTCTACGAGGGTAGGTGGAAGGTCGCGTCTGATCAGTGCGAGATCCCCGACCGAGAAATGGCGGCGATGTCGCAGAGCGATCGAGACAAGATCGACAAGCACCTGCCCCGCAGATACTCGTGGAGGGATCTGTGACTCTGAACCCACAAAAGGAGGAAGCATGAAGCAATACAAGGCATTCACCATCCGCGTCGTCGTGAACGACGGCGCTCTTGACTCCGACCATCTGGATGGCATCGTCGATGCGACGCAGTTCATGCTCGACCATGTCGCCGACTACACGGAGTACGACCAACTGCCGAGCGTCACGGTGACCTTGGCAGACAAGGAGGAAGCATGAAGCAATACGTCATCAAGTTCGAGCGTCACATCGTCCAATACTGCGTCCACACCATGTCGCAGGAGGACATCGATACCTTCGGCATCGGCCTCGACACCGCCGACGAGGTGCGCTCTGCGCTGGGCGACGCCCACAAGCTCAAGCCCGGCGACCCTGGCTACTGCAAGTTGAGCGCGGAGCTGTGGTGGGATGTCCACGATCACGCCATCATGCCGCACGACGAGGACATCGACATCAAGAACCTGACTGTGGAGGTGAAGCCATGACTGTGACTTACAACATCACCGTGTCCGTTGCCAAAGACCAACCGTTCCGATTGATCCCCTGTTACGCGCGCGGATTGCATTGGTTTCAGATCCAAGGCTCCTTCCATGGATTGTCGATCTTCGCCAACGAAGATCATCCCGAGGCGCATCGATTGCCGGCTGCCGTCGCCGCCTTCAACGCTGTGATGGATGCGAAGGAGGTGAAGCCATGATTGACTACCGGCAGAAGGCGCGGGAGATGGCCGTCGATGTCATCAACGAGCGCATCGTGGAGCTGCACGCAGCCGCCATCCGCGAGCCGCAACGCGCCTACCAGTGGGAACAACAAGCACGGCTACTGCGCGACGAGCTGCAGCGCAGGGCCGAAGGCATGAAGCAGCTTCAACAACAGGCCGGCATCGGCCCCAGGAAAGGCAACGCATGAACATCCACGAACAATCCCGACAGTCCGCCATGCACGCCCTCGAGGTGCATCTGGCCGCCGTCATCATGTTCTTCGAGACCAAGTGGCGGCGCACCAACACCAACCAGGCGCGTGACGCCATGGTCGAGGAGGCTGTGCGCGAGGGCTGCGACGCCATCATCAGGGCTGCGCAGGATCGTCGCGACAACCCCCTTGCACACGACTACAACCCGCAGTAAACTACAACCAAGGAGCCAACGCAATGCACCCCCGTACCGACATCATGTTCGTTCTTCAGTCCCTCATCACCAAGCACGACGAGCTGTCGCCCGCCGTCATCCAGGCGCGCGGCATCCTCGAGGAGATGCAGCAGGAAGCCGAGGAGCTCGACCGCTACATGGACGAGCGCGCCAAGATCGAAGAGGAGATGCGCAGCCACATCCCCTTCTGACACCGACCACAGCCTGGCGGGGTGGCTCCCGCCGGCAGGGCACCCCGCTGTCATTGCATCCCTGCCGGCACTTCTCCTACGCAACAACCATGAAGACTCGCATTCAACACGGCACCCCCGAGTGGCACGCCGCCCGCAAGGGCAAGGTCACCGGCTCGACGGCGGCAGCGATCCTTGCCCCCGGCCAGCCCGGCGTCCGAGGCACGCCCCTCTCCGAATGGCATAGGATCACGCAGGAACTCGCCGGCAACGAGCCCGAGGCAGTCGAGCCAGAGGCAGACGACGATGCAGACAGCGGCCTGCAGGACATCCTGGACTGGGGCTCCTCGTCCGAGGGGTTCCACGCCGACCAGCTCCGGCGGATGGGCTGGCAGGTCGACCTGAACCGTGACCTGTACATCGACAGCGACCGACCGTGGCTGGCTGGCACGCCGGACGGCACCTGCTACGGGGAGGACGGCACCACCTCCGTGCTCGAGCTGAAGGCGCCCGTCCACAACTTCAGCGCATGGCGGGACGAGGCACCGTTGGGTGCCCGCATCCAGGCCAGCATGTACATGCACCTGCTGGACACCGACAGCGCCATCGTCTCCGCCCTCATCCCGCCCAAGCCCCGCTGGCACATGGTGCTGCGGAACGACGAGTGGGAATCCTGGGCGCTCGCCAAGCTTGACGAGTTCTGGAACGAGCACGTGCAGAGGGACATCCCCCCGCCGGTGACGCCATGCGAAGGGGATGTCGAGATGCTGAAGCTGGTCTACCCCACCCACCAAGCCGGCGTTGCCGTGCGCCTGGCGGACGATGCCATCGCAGCCGCCGCCCAGCTCGAGCAGGCCAAAGTCTTGAAGAAGGAGGCCGAGCGCCTCGAGTCCGAGGCCAAGGCCGTCATCCTCGCCGCCATCGGGACCGCCGAGTACGGTGTCCTGCCCGACGGCAGCGGATTCACGTACCGCACCACGAGCCGAGCGGAACCGGCACGTGATGCGCGCACTGTCCAGTTCCGCACCCTGCGATTCGCCAAGCAACTGAAGATGGGTGGCTGACATGGGCACCGCCTTCATCGTCTGGCTGATCGTATCCATGTATGTGAAAGGAGTGTGCAATGACCGACCTGATCTCGACTGACAAGCAGCAGCAGCCGCTGTCGCCCGCCACGCTGGAAGCGCTGGTGGTCGGCGGCGACCTGTCCAAGCTGACCACGATGCAGCGGCTGGAGTACTACACCGCACGCTGCACCAGGGCTGGGCTCGACCCCGCCACGCAACCCTTCCAGTACCTCAACCTGCAGGGCAAGCTCACCCTCTACGCCACGAAGACCTGCACCGACCAGCTCGCCAGCCTGCACGGCATCCGGCTGTCGATCCTCGGGCAGGAGACCGTCGAGGGCACGCGCATCGTGACGGTGCGCGCCGAGTCCAGGGATGGACGTGCGACCGAGGAGATCGGCGCGCTGCCCATCGCCGGCCTGAAGGGCGACGCCCTCGCCAACGCGCTGATGAAGTGCGTCACCAAGGCCAAGCGCCGTGCGGTGCTGTCGCTGTGCGGGCTGGGCATGATGGACGAGACCGAGATCGAGACGGTGCAGGGTGCCAAGCCCTACGCCAGCGGCACGGTGTCCACCCTCCAGCCGCCGGCCCCGACCGCCAAGCCGGCGCCCATCCAAGCGCAGGTCGAGCAGGTGATCCAGACCATGGGCTACTCGTCGGACGGGGCGCTCGAGCCCATGTCGGATGACATTGCGCGTGCCCTCGACGGTCGCCTGCTGGTCTACAACGTGCGCGTCCCCGTCAATGTGTTCGACGGATGGTCGAGCTGGAACAAGTGGGACTGCATCAACAAGGAGAAGCAGGCCACCTCGAAGTCGGCGCTCAAGGACTACACCTGGGCGCAGGCGGCGGACGGTGCGCGCGACGGCAAGCGCGAAGCCAGCCTGCGATGGGTCGTCGGCAAGGCGGTCGAGGAACAGGACACCGGCAAGGAGCCGAGCCTGTTCGCGCAGCGCTGCGCCGTCGCACTCTACAAGCTGCACCACCGGCCCGTGCTCGAGCCTGAGCCGGTCGCCGACGAGGACCACGACACGGTTCCCTGGTGATGGCGAAGGTCAGCCCCACGCAGCGCAGCCTCAAGCACCTGCGTGCGGCTGGCTACCACGTCGAGATCGTCGAGCGCTGGAATCAGTGGTCGCGATCTCGACACGACCTGTTCAACATGTTCGATCTGCTCGCCCTGCATCCCGATGGCACGCTCGTCGGGGTGCAGGTCACGAGCACCGACCACGTCGCCGAGCGCGTCGCCAAGCTGGAGGCGAACCCGCTGCTCGCGATCTGGATCACGAAGAACACCGCTGTCGTTCACGGCTGGGCCAAGCGTGGCCCACGCGGCAAGCGGAAGCTATGGACCCTGAAGGAGATGCATTGTGGCAAAGAAGGAAGATTCGAACGGCAAGTGGTGCCTGAAGATAGTGCTGTTCATGGCGGTGATGATCGCTGCGCTGGAGTTGACCGGCCTCGTCGGAGCCGCGCTCGTGTTCTTCGCGATCCTGGTGTTGGACAAGCTGGACAACCTGAAGAGGGACGATGACTGACATGTTCACCACGATCGAGAAGGTCTACGCCATCGTCGCCGATGTGCTCGAGGTGCCCCACGACAAGTTGTCCAGGGACTGCGAGTTCATCGCCGACCTCGGCGCCGACCAGCTCGACCTCCTCGAGATCGCCACGCTCTGCAAGCAGGCGTTCCGAATCGACATCCCGCAGAAGGATCTCGAACGCCTGACCACCGTCGGCCTGCTGTCCGACTACGTGTTGTACTTCATCGAGTCCGAGCGCCAAGCTTACGACTACGACTGAACTCGTTGGCCGGCATCACTTCTTCCTTGCCGTCTTGGCCGATGCCTTGAACGCAGCGGCGGTCGGCGCGCCCTTCGACCCAGGCTTGCGCATCTTCTCCCCGCTGCCGCCGGCAATGCGCTTCTTCTTGGCGTGGATGTTGGCGTAGAGTCCAGGCTTCTTCATCATGCGCTCCAAGTGTGGAAGATGGCGGGAGCTGATCCCGTGCCGTTGGTGTAGCTCTCGGTGCCCGCCTTGGTTGGCAGACCCGACGAGTAGGTGATCGTCTCGTACCAGTAGGTGATGGCGTTAGGCGTGGTGGTGCCGCTCGGGATCTGCCAGCCCAGTCCCATGTCCGTTTCGTTCGTGGACACTGCGCGGATCGCAGGAGCTCCGCTCGACATCAGGCAGTACCAGTACAGCCGGCCCGCCGTCAGGGCCCTGGCGAAGGAGAATACGAATGTCCCCGTCGATGCCGTGCTCTGGGTCGCGCTGACGATGGCCGACCCGCTTGGGCGGAAGTCGCTGGTGAGGGGCTTGCCGGATCCATCGCTCACGCAGTTGTACAAAGCGATGCGAACGTTCTGGCCGGCGACAGCAGTCGTGATCTGCAAGCGCACGTCCTCGAGCGTGCCGCCACGAGCCGGCGCCACGAACGGAATCCAATATGTGCGGTTGGCGGTCAGCGTCAGCGTTGCCAACGCCACACCTGTGCGGCAGTTCGCGATGTAGCACTGGTCTGGGTTCGCACCAGTCGTCTGCTGGTAGTCCTCGATGTCGAGGTAGAGGACGTGGTCGTTGTCGGTAAGTCCGGTCAAAGCGCCGTGATCCGTGATCGGAGTCGCAGGCACCGGCCATCCAACGCGCGTTCCGTCCGTGCGCACGTACTGCGGGTGGTCGTCGCCCGTCGCCAGATCCGACAGCACGTTGTGCGACGGAACCGAAGTGGCGGACACGCCGCCGTACTTGGTTCCCGTGCGGTTGTTGGTTTGAAGGGGATTGACCATCAGCCGGCGGGGTAGCGGTCGACCGTGACGTACACGCGCATGTCGCCAATCGTGCCGCTGGATTGGCGCACCTTGACTTCCAGTCCGCTATTCAATCGCCAGCGATCCAACGCCACGATCATCTGGTTGGCTCCGACAGTGACCGTCAACAATGTGCCGGCCCAGTCAATCTCGCAGATGTGACTGCCGGAGCCGGCGTGGTTCACGAAGAGGGTGATGACATCCCATTCCGTCGTGTTGTTGACGGCGACATGCACGACCTGGGCGCTGCCGGTCAATGCGATGGCACGACCGTTCTCCAGCGACGAAGCCGACAGCAGCTTGGCTTGGTTCAGGTCAGCCACGGTCTTCGTTCCTCCACTGCCGGATGATGGCGTTGCCTCGGGGCGAGATCCGCACGCGCCAGAATCGCATGACGACTACGCTCCAGTACATACGCCAAGGTACTACTTGCCCACTCGCACCTCGGGTACTTTGACCTCGGTGTTCTTCGCCGCCAGCTCCCAGGCCCATGCCTCCATCTGTGCTCGAGTCCATGTGTTGCTCTGATCCCTCTGCATCAGCTCGAGTCTGTGGTTCATGTCGCTGCGCAACGCATTCACCTCGTTGCCCAAGTCGACCATGGTCTTGACGGCCACCGCTGTGCCGCCGATCACGCTGCCGAGCACCGTGATGACGACTCCGATGGGCACGGCGGAGGCCGAGAGGTCGATCTTCTTGTCCATGTCAGCGCAGCAACTTGCTCCAGTCGATGGATGGGTAGTACCCTGGCTTTTGGGCTAGAGCTTCATTCTGAATCAGCTCTCGCTGCTGCTTCAATCCTCGAGACAATGGATCCCAACGCTGGTAGTCCTCGGCGATCGCCCCTCTCTGCACCTTGCCGGTCGCATCGACAGCGATCTCGACCGCGAACTTCTGCAGCTTCTGCCGCTGCTCGCGACTCATGGTTGGGTGGTAGTTCGCGATGTAGTGGAGCGCAGTGACGCAGCCGAATGCATCCTCGAGGGCACGCAACTCCAAGGCCATGAGCGGCGTCTCGGGCACTCTCGTGGACTCCTTCAGTTTCCTCGCCGCCTCCAGCGCAGCACTGAGCTCTTGGATCTTGGGCGAGCGCATGCTGTACGGGCCGGTCTTCGAGATGAATCGGCTGACGGGACTTAGGGTGTTAAACCCAGGCGCCTGCTGCACGGCGACCGGCTTGTTGCTGGTCGCAAGCCCAGTCATCTCCAGCATGCTCTGGACCTGGTCGGGGGCGCCGGCCAAGAACGACTCGAGCATCTGGTCCATCTGGCGGGGCGAAGCCTGGCCGTTCAGGATCTCGCTCAACAACGCACCAGCCGAACTGGTGTAGGGGGTGACCCGCTCCTGTGCCGGCCCCCTGCCGTAGCTGCTTTCCAGAGGCGTGGCGCTCGGAGTGGATGAGACGCCAAGCACATTGAACGTCGCATCCATGATCGCCTTGTTCAGGTCGTTCTTGTTCCACATCGACTCGACTGCAGCGGCAGCCGGCGCAGGCATCAAGCCGGGCATGAAGTTGGTGATGATCGTCTTCAGCCAGTTGCCCGTGGCATACGGATCGCTTGAGTACATCCCGTCCAGCGCCGCCTGTACCATCTTGGCGGGCAGGAACTCGGTCATCGGGTTCGGGATGCGCACCACCTCGTTCGTGCCGTCTTCGGACTTGTAGCCGAAGATCCAGTACCGCATGCGGTCCTCGTAGGAAGCGTTGGCGTACGCCTCCTTCATCGCCTCGTTCTCGTCGTCGTGGGCCATCGCCCAGTACGCAGCCGCCGCTCCCAGCAAGGCACCGGTCTTGATCGCGTACTGCACCCGCGTGCTCGGATTGGACATCTGCTTGTTCGCCGAGCGGATGTAGTCCCGCATCGTCACGAACGACACCGAGAAGTACGGGATGATTTGGTTGAGTTCACCAACCGTGGTGCCTGTCAGGCTCCAGTTGGTGGTGACCCTGCGCAAGGCGGTGATGGCGGCGGCAGCCTGCTCTTGGCTGAGAGGCCCAGTGCCAGAGTAGCCCGCCTGCTTCAGCGCCTGCTTCATCTCGAGGATGCGACCAGTGCGGGAGCTGAAGGACAGCGTGCGCTCGAGCAGGGCGTAGATCTCCCCGTTCCATGGGGTGAACACGCTCTTGCTCAGGTCGATGATCTTCTGCCTGCGCGACCTGCCAATCGCCTCGATCGTGGCGTTCTTCTGGACGCTGCCCCAACCAGAGTCGAAGCCACCGGACAGCGCCTTGTACTGCTCGTACGGTTCGTACCTGACATTTGCCTCCGCAAGCGCGAGACGGCCCATCGTGTACGTGAAGTCCAGCGGCATGCGCAGTCCGCAGTAGGGCTGCGTGCCGTTGAGGAATGTCGTGCCGAAGTCCATGACCGGAGCGGCCAGGATCTGGAAGCTGACGTTGACGCCCGTCGCGAACGTTTTGAACGTGCGCGAGGACAGTTGGAGGATCTTCTTCAGGACGAAGAGCGACTTGGTGCTGCGGCCAACCTCGTGCGGATCGACGGTCGCAATGGCATGCACCACGTTCTCGTCCAAGCTGAACCGGCGGCGCACCGTCTTCGTGGCGGGCTTGGGGTTGCCGTCCTCGTCGAGCACGGGATTGCCGTCCAAGTCCACCTCGACCTCGCCAGGGATCTCGACCAGATCCACGAGGTCCACGATGATGCGGCCATCGGCGTTGACCGACTTGCCCTCCGCCACCACCGCCATGCCGGCGACCATGTCGAGATCGCCCGCCTTCAGCAATCCGATGGCGTCGTTGCCGGCGGCGGACGTGGTCGACAAGTCCGGCTGATCCTCGATCGGGATCTCGTAGGCGTACGACTTCATGTCGAACACCGTCCCTGCGTTCACGACGGCGCGCGTCAGCATGCGCTTGTGCGTCATCGTGAGCAGCGCCTGCAGGCTGGACTCGGCGGTCTGCAGCACGTCGAACCTCGGGCTGGGAGATCCGACCAACGCGCCACCCGTCACTCGGCTGCCGGCGATCGGCTTCGCGCCGGCCTCCATCACCTGCATGTCGAACGCATCGGCCAAGCTCGCCTTCACGCCCTGCCCGACGGCGAGGTCGAACGCGATCCGCTGCAACGGGACGTACGTGCCCGACGTGCTGTACTTCCGCTCGACCTCCTCGATCTTGTCGAAGACCTTGGCGAGGAATGGATCGTTGTCCTTCACGTACTGAAGGGCGCCGCTCCACCACTGCATGTAGTCGGCGTAGGTCAGCTTGATCGCATCGCCGTACCTGGCCTCGATGCGGGCGATCGAATCCCGCATGTCGACGATGCCGGTCGGGGCGACCGTGATGCGTCCCGACTCCAGCAAGGCGAGCTCTCGCTTGGCGGCGAGGTACGCCTCGAAGTCGCGCATGTGCTCCTCCGTCCCGATCCGCTTGGCGGCGGCACGGAGAGGCGAGAGCACCGCGAGCATGGACTTGCTGCCAGGGCGGATGTTTCCGTTGCCATCCGTCATGGCGGTCGTCAGCCACGTCTGCAGGAGCTGCTGGTTCTTGGCGATGATCGCCTCGCCGTAGTCGGCGAGCTTGCCGCTCTTCAGCATCTCCAGCAGATCCGCGTCGTTCAGCGTCTTGCCGGCCCGCGCATAGAGCGTCTTGATGCGCTTGACCTTCTCGCGGTCCATGTTCGCGAGGGACACCATGCTGTTGGTGAACCTGCGCTCGAGCGTCTCCATCTTGAACACGTCGCGCATCCGGTCGTAGATGCGCTGCACCGTGTTCTTGTTGGTCGGGTTCTCGCGATCGACCCGCGTCGCCCTCTGCCTCGCCTCGGATCCCTGGAAGCGGTACGAGCTGAACAAGTCCTGCGCGTTGCCCATGGCTCGGGCGAGCTCGGGCTGCTTGTTCAGCATGTCCTGATACCACGCCGCCGTGGCGGGGTACTGGCGGTTGTAGCGCTCGGGGCGCAGCACGTAGCCGGCGGTGAACTCCGCCACGCCCTCGTGCATGTACCCGCCTTCGGGCACCGTCGTCCCGTAGATCGTGCGACCCAACCGCTCCATCTCCGCCCGAACTGTGGGCGGCATCACGTCGTCCAGGTTGCGAGGTCCGGCGTCTCCCGCTCCGAACAGCGTGGCGACGATGCCGTGCCCGACTTCGTGCAGGCTCGCCACGAAGTTGAACGACGACTGCACCGCGATCATGTTGCGCCTGGGGTCGTACGTTCCGACCATCGGCTTGCCCGACATGTTGGCCACGAGGAGCGGGGCCTGCACGATGTCGGCTACTTGGCGCACGGCGTCGCGAAGCTGCAGCTTGTTGACCGGCTCGCCCTGCGGCTTGTCCAGCGTGTCCTCGATCGTGCCGGTGAGGCCGAATCCCTCGTTGCCGGGCGAGTCCTGCAGGTCGATGATGGGCTGGCCACGCCGCACGTCGGCAGGCATCTCCTTGCCCGTCGTCGCATCGTAGAACTGGCGCGGTCGTCCGAACTTGCCGCCCGGTGTGGACGGCGCGCCACGCGCAGCCTCCGACCGCTTCACGTCGGCGTTCAACGCAGCCAACGCGGCACGCCTGCGCAGCTCGCCAGCCGCCAAGACCCGCTGCGCCATCCACTGCACGGCGGTCGTGATCTTCTTGTCGAGGGCGCGAACCTCCACCTTCACGCTCTTGACGATCGGCTGCCCGAACCGATCCATCTCGGTGACGTCCGCGACCGCCTGCAACCCGAGCGGCTGGCTCGAGTCGATCATCTGCAACAACTGCTGGTCGCTCGCCCGCTCGATGTTGTCGATCGTCTGCTGCGTCGCGACCCCGACCTCAAGGCGCGCTTCCGGCGCCACGAAGTCCATGTCCATCGCATTGACCGACGCCTTGAGCGCAGCCTCGATGCGGTACTGGTACGGGGTCTTGCCTGGCGCCGGCTGTCCGACCACCGCCTCCGGCCCGATGCGCTGCACCTTGCCAATCGCAGGCTGCGCCCCTGGCCTGCCGAATACTGGCCCGCTCGGCGGAGCGCTTGGCGCATTCAATGCGCGGTCTAGCTGTTCAAGATACTTTTCATAGATCCTGTACTCCGCTTCGATTTTCTGCCGAGTTACAGGCTTGCCAGAGTTGTCAGTTCCATGCTCATAAATCTTACTCTGGATTGCGCCTTCAATCATAGAGCGCGCATCATCAAACAATTCACGCAACAGATCGGCTGCTTTATTAGAAACTGAAATTGAATTTGCAGCGTCATCAAGCGCAACAAGTTCGTTGATTACGTCTTGTCCATACTGTTCAACGACGTCTTCATTGTCTGGCAAATCTTGGATTCGCCCATATACTTCAAGCCAAATCCCTTTCTGCGGGCCTGTCTTAAATTCAAGAACAACAGGCGGCTTGGCCGCAGCAGCAGCAGGCGCAGCTTGGACCTGAGGCGTCGGCGCAGGCGGCGTCGCTTCCTTCCGCAGGGACTCCGCAGTGGCGAGCGTCAGGTGGTACGTGCGCTGCCCGCCGCCATCCACCGGCTGGATCAGTCCGCCCTGGACCAGCGTCGCAAGATACTCCTGCACGCGCAGCCGGCGATCCTGCAGCTTCTCGTCCTTCTTGCCGGGGATGACGTTCAACACATCGTCGATCGTCACGTACTCCCTGCCAGGCTCGGCCACGACCTGCAACGCGCGCTGCAATCCGTTGCGACGTTGCTGGTTCGCCGACCCATACACCTCCGGCATGGAACGAGCCAGCATCACGCCGGCATCCTTGTCCGTCAGCGCGTACTTGTTCTTGGCGGCAGGGACCGGCCTGTCCTTGTCCTGCAACGTGACGGGAGCAACCGGCTTGGCCTCGGAGCGGCCAGACGCCGGCAGCAGAGGACGAATGAACTTCTCGGTGATGACGCCATGCACGCCATTGCCGAGCACCTTTTTGGCGGTCGTGGCTCTGGCCGGCAACGTCAGTAAATCAGGCAATCCTTGAAGCCTGGCCAAGGCTCGGCTTGGAACCCTGACGGTTCGGCCATCTGGGAACAAGACGCGAACGACCTGATTGGGCGAAGCAGGCAACGTAGGCGCTGGGCCTCCACTGTTAGAGGCATTTGCTTTGCCTTTAAACGCCGACCCGCCCATCGTGATGATCGGCTTGGTTCCATCGAGCGTGCCCTTCTGGATCATCGACTTGATCCGAGCAAGCTCGTCCGGCCCCATCGGAGACTCTTCTGCGGAGGCGAGCAGATCCTTGGTCTGCTCGTACCAGTCGGCAGGTCCAGTCTTCTCGGGCACCGGCGGCAGTTCTCCGCTGCGCACCGCCTGCACGATCAAACGTTCGCGTCTTTGCGCGGCGCCGTAATCCGCCGCATCTACAATCAAGATGCGGTACTTGTATCCAGCTTCCTTCAACGCCGACACGATGTTCTGGAACGGCGGGAAGTCGTTGTAGCCTGGGACGTTCTCGATCGTCACAGCCGGCGGCTGAACCTCGCGAATCACCTTCGCGATTTGTTGCGCGCTTCGAACCTCATCGACATCGGGATTGCGCTGGCCGAATTTGGCGACCGAGAACTCCTTGCAGACGGGCGAGGCATGGAACAGGTCTGGGTTCGCATCCTTGACGTCGTCGATGTTGATATCGAAGACGCTGGCCGATTGGAACTTGGTGCCATGCGCTTCGTTGTACGCATCGACGATGTCCTGTTCGTGCTCGACGGCAAGCACGTGCGACACCTTGCCGAGCATGGCTTCGACGGTGCCCATGCCGCTGAAGAAGCTGGCGATGCGCGGAGGCGCGCTCGGTGCGACCGTGACCGATGCAGCCGTTGGCTCGATCGAACGCTCGGGAGCGATCTCTCCTTCGCGGTCAGAGGCGATGTAGTTCGGATCCCTTTGCAGGTTGTCGCGTGCTTCGCGCACCCGCTTGGTGGCTTCGGTCTCTTCCTTCTGCTTCTGCTTCAGCAGATCCTGCGCCTGCTTCAGCGTGCCCTGCAGCTCCTTGATGCGGGCGGGATTGCCTGCGGCCAGCTCGGCTCTGATCTCCTTCTGGATCGAGCTGATGTTGAAGTTGATCGCCTCGATGTCATCGCGCGCCTTCTTGGCGTCGTCGGTTGCCGTCTCGAACGCCTGCACCAAGCCAGACCGCGCCGCCTCGAACTCCGCGTACGCCGCCTCCTGTTCTTCCGTGCGAACAGGCGCGCCCTCCATCGTGCCGTACTTCTTGAGGAAGTCGGCCTCCATCTCCTTGAGCTTGGCGTCTCGCTCGGCGGTCTCCATCCCGCCGGTGAATAGTTCGTTGAGTTCCTTTTGGGCCGTCTCGGCCTGCTCGATGGTCAGCTTGCGCTGCTTTGCCGCCTCCGCGTACCCCTTGCTCAGTCGTTCGTACTCGACCTCGAGTCGCGAGAAGTAGTCCCGCAGTTGGCCCATCTGAGACTTGCGCTCGGGGCTCTCGGCCTCGGGACCGAACTGCGCCTGCGCCTGCTCCATCTCGAACTGGGCGACCTGCTCGGCCTCCTTGCGCTGCTTCATCAGCGAGCGCACGCCCTTCTGGCGACGGACGGCTTCGCGCTTCAGCAGACCCAAGTAGTCCTTGAGCTGCTGCATCTCCTCCTTGCGGGCGGGGGCCTCGGCCTCGGTCAGGCGCTCGACGCCAGCCAAGAACTCCTGCTGCCTGGCTTGCAGCTCGGCGGCGATCTGGTCGAGCTCGACTTGGTAGTCCGCTTCGAGCTGCGCAAGTTCGGCGGCATCGAGCTCCTCGCGCTGGCGATAGGACTCGAGCAGCTTCTCCTTGTAGAACTCCGCGTCCCTCTGCGCCTCGGGAGTGTCGCGCATCTCGGGGCGACTGTTGTCCTGTGCGATCAGGCTGCGGACACGGCGCTGGTACTCGGACTCGGTCGGGTTGCCAGCCATCAAGGCGGGCCTGTTCGCCGCGATCAACTCTTCGACATACACCTCGCGCAGGTAGGTGCGCTGCGCCTCGCCGACATCGCGCTCGCCTTGAGCCGCGAGCTCCGTGTACTTCCTGTTGATGTCCGCGCGAAGTTCCTTGCGCTCCTTGTCCGTGACGCCGCGCCCGCCCATCGCTTGGCGTTGACGAACCTCCTGCGCTTGAGCAGCCTTCTGGGCTTCTTCGTACGCCTTGTAGTCCGCGACGAACCGCCGCAGCCCATCGTTGTATTCCTTGCGCGCGGCCTCCTCGTCCATTCCCTCGGACCAGGTGCGAGGATCGACTGGGTCGACCTTGGTGTAGTTGGTGAGCTGCGGAGGACGGTTCTGGCGATCCGTGACATCGAGACGCTCGCGCACAGCACGCGCCGTCGCCGTCGCGATGCCGATGTCGATGCCTTCCTCGGCGGCAATGATCGCCGCCATCTCGTTGACCGGCGTGTCGATGGGCAGCAGGTCGGGCTGCTGCGTCGCCTGCTGCACGTACTTGTCGACGATTGTCCTAGACTGGACGGGACCGAACGGCGTGGCTGCGCCGCGACCCAACGATTCAGCAGCGACGGGCGACACCGCGACGGGAGCGCGCGGCAAGGGCTCGCCAGTCTCCTCGTTGAAGATCGGCTTGTCGTTGATCGTGGGCGACAAGCCCTTCGATCCACGAGACCTGCCGGCGATGATCCCCTCGATGATGGCGCGGATGGCAATGCCGGTCTGGGCTCCAACCTCGCCCGACTTGGCCAAGTCCTTTTCGAGGTTCTCCAACTCAAGCAAATCTTGGTCGGTGGCATATGCCACTCCGGCCTTGATGAACAGCTCGTCCAAGATCTCGCTGGCGCCTTCCACCGCACCCGCAGATCCAAGGCGGGTCAACACATTGCGGTTGATGGCATCGGCCATCTTCTCGATCTTGCCGCCGGATGCATTGTTCCAGCCAGCAAACATCCTTTGCGCGACCAGCAAGCGGGCCGCAACACCAGACGCCGCACCAGGCACAGCGCCAATGGCGCCGCCGACCAACGCATCCTCGAAGCTGGCGCCTTCGTCACGCGCCTGCCCGTACGCTTCATAGCCTCCTTGCGCGCTGTACAACGCAGCTCCCGCCGCCAAGCCAGCTCCGCCTGGGATGAATGCCACCGGCAGGGTAGGCAAGAACGATCCGACGCCTCCGGCGACGTTTGCAATGACGGTGTTTTGCTGCTCTTGGGGGCGTCGAGCAAATCGTTTGTCTAATCGATCTGGGATGCCCAAGAAGTCCGACATGCCAGGGAGGTAGCTTGCCGCCTCCGGTTCGATGTTCTTCCAGAGCTGGTTCTGCAAGACATCGCGAGAGACGCCAAGACGAGCGGCTTCAGCGTCAATACGCCGCCGCAATTCGTCATCCACCTCGGTGAACGGCACATTGCGGTTCACGGCATAGTCAAACATCAAGCGCGGGATTCCCGTGACCATCGACTTGACTGTGCGGCCAAATGACCCGCCGAAGTTTTCTCCAGCCGCCATGAAATCATCAAGCAGCGTGCCGCCTTGTTCCTGCGCCGGCTGCACGCCCGCAATCGCGGGAGCGGCAGGCTGCGCAGGTTGCTCGAAGATGTCGGCACCCAGGATGTTCTGGTAGTACTGGACGGCATTCAGATCCGCGTCCGAAGTCTCCGGACCGTACATGCTGTCCATGTAGTCCAGGTACGTGTCGAACGTGCCGGAGCCGGCATACATGTCCAGCGGCGCCTGTTCTTGCGGCTGGCCCTGCGGCAACTTCTTCGGATCTTGCGCCATGTGAAGTGTTCAGCGCTGCATCGGGCCAATGGGACGCATGGCGCGGAAGTAGGGCGCCGTCGCGGACGGTGCCGTTAGAGACTGCGGAAGCAGACGCTGGGTGGACGGGACGTTGATCACCGGCCCACCTCCAGCGGGCATCCTCATGGCCTGCGCTCGTTCCATCCGTTGCGAGGTGTACTGCGGAAGGACCATGCCGTAAGCCTCCCTCTCTGCTTGCTGCCTCGCAGCTTGCTGCAACGCATCCATCGCACGCAATGTCCCTCCTGGCATTTGGGCCCGAGGAGAGACAATCCCCTCCAGCAGAGTGCGCTGCGAATTGCCGTACAAGACACGCCTGGTCTCAAGTTCCCGCTCTTGTGCGATTGCCTTCGCTTCTTCTTTGCTCGGCATGCGCAGGCGTCCTTCGGGCAAGGCAAGCACGCCAGCCAAGGCCGCAACGGGCGGCGGAGGCCCAGCAGAAGGACCAGCGGGAGCTTGCGCCGCAGCCGGCTTCTTCTCAGGGGCCGCAGCCTTCTTCGCCTCAGCAGGCTTCTGATCCGCAGGCTTCTGCTCCGCAGGCTTCTGCTCCGCAGGCTTGGACGCAGGCTTGGCAGGCTGTTGCTCCGCCGCCTTGGGCTGGGGCTTGGTCTCCGCCTTCTTGGTCTCCGCCTTCTTCGGCTCGATCTTGCGCAGCGTTGGAGCGTTGATGTCCCACAAGCCAAGGTTGGCGGCGATCTGCTGGCCTTCCTGCATGGTCGGCAATCGACCCTTGGCCAAGCTGAACAACTGCGCGGCAGCGGCGAAGTCGGCGCGGAACGCGCTCCTCTCCTCTGGGCTCAACGCACGCACATCGCGATAGCCGTCAGGAACCGCCACGCTTTGGACCTTGATGTCCAGCTCTTCCAGCACCTGCCTGCCGATCCGCTCTTCGGCCTCGGCAATCACTTGAGCGATTTCGCCCGAAGCATCAGGCACTGTCAGAGGAACGCCTGCGGCAATGCTTGCCATCATGGCTGCCGGATCCGAGACGTTGAGGCTCCTCAGCTTTTGCTGAAGCTCGAAGTCATTGGGCATTCTGTCGTTGCGCAACTTTCGGAAGTTGGCATTCTGCTGCGGCGTACCTTGAATGTAGCCGTTGCCGTATAGAACATTCTTGCCAATAAGCTGCTCAAGGCCAGGGTATTGCTTGGCTACCTGCGCCACGAACTCGGGATCGCGAGCGCCGACCATTCCTGTGAGTCGCTTAATCTCAAAGTCTTGATCAGCGATCAAGTTGGCGATACGAGACTTCTCTTCTGGGCTCGCCGTAGCCATCCACCTCTTGTCCCTTAGCTTGGCTACGGCGCCATCTCTGAGACTGGTTGCCTTGGTATAGGCTTCAAGGTTGCTCGGCGATACCAGCATCGCCCCGCCCTTCTCCCGTTCCTTCAACTGCGATTGCAATCTGTCGGTGGCTTGAAGCAGTGAAGTACGTCTATCGGCCTCAACATTCAACGAGCCGATTTCTTCAAGCAATCCAGGGTAGTCACTTGGATCGCTACTGTCGATTCGACTGCGGAAATTCTCGCGCTGCGTCTGCGTGAACGCACCCAACGCATCTCCTCTAGTCAGACCTGCTTCAAGCTCTTCCTTCTGCTTTTTCTGACGATCCTCCTGCTTCTTACGTTCAGCATCCTCGGCGGCCTTCGCCGCTACGTCTCGCTCAGTTTTAATCACCGTTTCAGCGGTTTGTCGATCACCAACTTGCGCAGCGAGTTTGGCGGCTGTCGGTTGATCATATCCATAGCTAATAAAGGTGGCCTCGGCTTGTTGCACGTTCCTCGCTGCCTCGGCTTGAGCTTGCTGCTTTTCAGCTTCGATCCGATTAGCCGCGATTTGTTTGTCACTATCAAGACGAGCCGACGTTCGTAGGTTCTCCGCGATATCGGCTTGCCTAGCCCTCTTAGCAGCAGCCGCCTCCGCCGCTTCGCGCTCTGCGGTTTGGAACTCGCGCTCCTTCTGAGCCTGCAAGTTCTTGTTCATGGTTTCGAAGCCCGCAGCGAGTCCAGGCGCGAGCCCACGCTCGAAGGCTCCGCCGAGCGCTGCTTGCGTGTCGACGTACTTCGACCAGAGTTGCTCGAGGGCGTTGACCTGAGGACGATAGAACTGGAATTCAGCCATTGCTTTCTACTCCCGTTACTTGAAAAGGCCCCCAGTGAACGCACCCAAGACTGATCCAAAAATGTTGCCCTGCGCTTGTTTCTTTGCGGCAGCCTTCGCCGCATCGCCGCTGATCTTCGCGATCTGCGGAGCCAAGTACTGCTCGGTCTCGGCTTGGCTGATCGCGGCGAGTTCGCCGCCGGTGCCCTTCTGGAGCCTCGCCAAGGTGTCGTAGTATCCAGCGGCGCCTTCGGCTTGGGCTTCGCCAAGCTGCTGAAGGGACGAACCGCGCTGACTTGCGAGCATGCGCCGCACGATGCTGGGGTCCAGTCCCTGCGACGCCATCTCGCTCACGAGCTGGTCGGACTGAAGACCGTAGGAGCCGGCGATCCCTGCGGCGCGCTGCGCGTACGCCTGCCGGAATCCTTCCATGAGCGACCGCTGCGCTTCGGCGGTGGCGTCCGTCACATAGCCGCGCTGCAAGCCCGCCTGCTTCTGGGCGAACTTGGAGAGAGCGCCAACGCCGTCGCCTTGCGTTTTCTTTCCATACAGAGCGCCGAACAAACCGCCCCCCAAACCGCCTAGCACGCCGCCGGTCATCTTGCCTCCGGCGCTTGGTCCCTTCATTTTGTTAAAGGAGCCAGCGTAGGCGTTTTGCGCGGCTTTCGCTGATTGCGCGGTCAGAAACGCTTCTTGCTCGGGCGTGAATCCTGATGCCATGGTTACACCTGATCCGTATCGTCGATGCGCCAGATGATGCTGGACAGAGTGAACTTCAAGCCTGGGTTCTGGTCGACCGAGTCCAAGGTCATCTTGAACCAGTTGCCGTCCACGCCCCCTAGGCTAACTTCCTGCTCGGCGTTCGTCAGGTCCAAGACCGACTCCGCTCGGATGTTGTCCTGATCCCAGTCCGTGTACACGCGGACGACGACCTCGCCCGCCTGCTCCCGACCGAAGACGAGGTTGATGTAGCACAGGAGCTTGCGCCTTTCGGCGTTGCCCATGTCGAACCACGGGGTCTCGTAGTGCGTGTCCTGCTGCCCCATCGCCACGTTGACGTTGGCGGGGATGGTCGCCGGCAGCGGCTCCGCGAACAGGATCCACGGCGCGACGTAGCCCAGGACATTGACCTCCTGCGTGTTGCCGTCCACGTCTCGATAGCTCGCCGTCACCCCGCGCTGCGCCTCCAGCGTCGTGTCCACCTGCTGGTTGTAGGACACGTACATGGCGTTGGTCGTGGTCGCCAGATAGTTCTGCACGGTCGGCAGACCCCAGATGCCGGTGATCTCGCCCATCACCGCCTGGGTGGCGTCGGGCCTGTCGAGGAAGACCACGAATCCCTCCTCGGTCCCGCCGACGACGATCTCGTCCGCGCCGTCGCGCTTGCGGGCGGCGGCCACGGCGGTCAGGTTCGGCAGGCGGTAGAGGCTGTAGATCGGCCCCTCGTTGGTCAGGTCGCAGGTGAAGCGGTAGTTCTGGTGGTCTTCCTCCCGCGTGCGCACGACGCAGGTGTACTGGCTGCGCTTGCGGTTCAGCGCGGCGTACGCCTTGCCGAGGTAGCGGCGGTCGACCGCGTCCTGCACGAACGTGCTGATGTTGTCCCCGATGTACTCGGGACTGTTGAGGTTGGTCACCCCGCGCCGCGTCGTGGCTTGCATGCCGCGATCCGACAGGAACAGCAGGACGTTGTCCTTGGCGACCAAGGTGTTGGGGGAGACGCAGCCGACCCCGTTCGACACGACATCTGGCACGGCGTAGTTGCCGCCGACGAACTCCACGCTCGCCACCATGCGGCGCTTGGTGACCACCAGCAGGCCGTCGAACTCGATGGCGCCGGTGATCTTGTCGCCCGTGCCGCCCTGCAGGCGGAACAGCTTGGTGAAGTCCACCTGCCCTGGCGACGCTGGGCGGCTGGGCACCACGCCATCCGGCTGCACTTCCAGCGCGGCGTAGATCATGGAGCCCTTGGACGACGCGACGATCTCGCAGCGCGGTGGCGGGTTGTTGACGAACTCGGCAGGCGGGCCGGTCACGATCTGCGCCTCGGGCGTCGAGATCTGGTAGCCGTTCGTCCCGTTCACCAGCCGAGCCACGCGGTACAGCGTCGCCGCGTTGCCGTTGGCGGGCGAGCAGTAGATCCACACCTCGGATCCGTCAGGGCCTGCGGGGATGTTGGTCAGGTTGATCGCCACGGGACCGGCGTCGTTCGACGCATCGTTGCCAGCCGGCAGGATCTCGAGCACCGGCCCTGGGTTGCCGGCAATGCCCTGCGTCGGATCGTAGAAGCCGACCGCGACGTACCGCTTGCCAGCCCAATCGGACACGGCTTGCAGGTAGCGCCACTTGCAGCGGGACTCGACCCCGCCCGTGCTGGTCACCGTGCTGGTGTTCTGCACCTCGAGTTGCGTGTTCGGCTTCGTCGTGACGTAGGTCGACGCCGCCGCGTAGGTCGAGCCGTTGACCTGGATGTACTGCAATCCCGCCGTGAACTTCAAAGTGTTGACGGGGAAGTTCGCGCCGCCCAGGCCGACGGTCGTCGGCTGGCTGTTGATCGGATACGACCACGCATCGGCGCCGACGAACATGCCGTCTTCGGTCGTGTCGGTCGCGTACGTGGTATTGGTGGCGCTGGTGTTGCGGGACTCGAAGGTGTCGGCCTTGTCCGTCGTGGCGTTGGGCAGAGCGACCCCGTACCCGAAGGAATGCACGACGCCGTCGAACGGCTGGAAGGTGTCGCTGTCCTGGCAGCCGAAGAGCTGGATCTCCTTCTGGGTCGCGTCGACCTGGACGCTGTTGTCGAAGTCGGCGCTCTTCACCAGCGTGCGCCCGATGAACACGGCTCCGTAGCCAGTTACCAAGACAGGCAGGGACGGCGCGGATCCATCGAGATTGGTGACGACGATGCGCTTGAGTCTGGGGGCGGCGCTGTTGTCCTCGACCTCCGTGATGATGAATTGCCGACCTGCGATGGCGCCCGAACTACCGTCGTCCAAGATCTCGAACACGGCTCCAATGCACTGGAGCCACGGGAACACACCGAACCCCGAGATTGCGGTGGTCTCCAAGACGAACTCGTTGCTCGCGGCGACTGTCGTGTATTGCATCCATGGCACCGAAGCCATGCCGGTCGCCTTGAACTTCCAATTGTTCAATACGGAGCTGGGGCCGGCGCTTCCAATCGGATACTCGTCCGTGGTCAGCGACCAGTACGTGCGATCCTCGGCGAGCGTGCTTGCGGTTCGGCCACCGTAGGTTGTTTGGTTCCAGTTGAAGCCACCACCTGCGTGAATGACTTCGAGCGGAAGATGTGGCGTCGGACTTTCGAGGGTTCCAAGAGCACCACCATTCCAAGTCGCCCGCGAATTGCCGAACTGCTGCACGACGAACATGTCGTGCATGGGGCGAGCCGCGTACGTCAGGTTGACCAAATGCGTACCGCCACCGCTAACAGCGGAGTACAGATCCTCCGTGCTGTTGAGATTGTCCTGCGTGTCGTTGATTCGGACGGCGTCGATGACGACTTGGGCGCCGCTTAGCGTGCTGGCTTGCCACGCCTTGACGATCTGGTACTGTCCAACGTTCGCGGCGCCAGTCCATCCGTACACGATCTGTCCCGCGCGCAGCGTCTGCCCCGTCGTGGCGAGTGTGCCTTCGAACCTGCGGTAGTGGCCGTTCGCGAAGTAGGAGTTGCGCCAGTTGCCCCAGAGCTTGTCCTGCTTCGGATAGCGGTGGCGGATGTAGATGTAGGTCAGCTTGCCAGGCTCGATGACCGCGCTGTCCGTCTCGATCCACACCGGCTTCTTGAGCCCGAGGTCGTACCAGCCGTAGCGGACCTTGCCGTCCACGCACTCGACGAACGGCCCTCCGTTGTTGGCGTCGGTGCCGCGACGGAACAGGCTGATGCGCCCCGCGACATCCTTGGGCGTGAACAGCAGCTTGAAGTGGAAGATGCCATCCGCCACCCATGGCATCGCGGCGCCAAGCGACTGCTCGAGGTAGCAGTTGCCGATCGTGCTCAGGCCGTACACTTCCTTGCCGGCGAGCAACGGGTCGCGCTGCTCGGTCGGAGCCTGCGTCTCAAGCCGCCACAACGGGAAGCGCGTCGTCGTGAAGTCGAGCTCGGTAGTCGGCGCAGGCACGCCGGACTGGGTCGCTACGGGCGTGGAGTCTGGGTCGATGTCGATCACCACCACGGGGTTGCCGCCGTTGGTGGCGTGGACCTGCGCGCCGTTCTCGGCGAACGTCCACTGGTTCGAGTAGTCGCCGGCGGCGTGCCACAGCGAGATGAACGGGTGGCTGAGGATCGTGCCGTAGATGATCGGCCCGCCGCCGCTGACGGGACCGGCGTCGTTGCGCACTTTGTGGCCCACGCCTAGATCTGTGCTCAAGGCGTTGAACTGGGCGATCAAGCCGGGCGCGTTGTAGTTGATCGCGTACGGATTGAAGTTGGCGTAGTCGGTGCCAGTCCACGGCTGTCGCGTCGTGATGACCTGCGACAACAGTCCGTCGAGGCTGTGCAGCCAGCCGACGTGGCGAGCCGGCGACATCACGATCAAGTCCTTGCGGAAGTTGAGCTGCGGCGGATCGCTGACCGTGTAGGCGTCGCGCAACGCGCCAAGCACGACGCGCTGCGTGCCGAACGGCGTCACGATGTTGGCAGTGCTGATCCACTGCGTGCCAGTCGCGCCCAGTTCGGACGCGCTCACGGTGACCGCGACGCGCTTGCCGTTGATGTAGCAGCGCGGAACCTGAAGCCACGCACCGCTGTTCTGGCTCGGCACCACCCAACGCACGTGGTGCCACTCCTTCACCTGCACCGCGATCTCGGCGGTGGCGATGAACAAGCCCTTCTCGGGGTACACGCCGGGGCTGATCTGCCCGCTGCTGCCGAACGCGATCTGCGGCTTTCCACGGCTGTAGCGCGTCTGGTAGACCGTTCGGTGCCCAGGCACGAACACTTCCGCTTGGCTTCCGCCTGCCGGCGTAAAAGCCTGGCCGAGGTTGTTAACCCACCCTGTCACATTGATGGTCGTGCCGGACACGGAAGTCACTTGTCCGTACGCCGTGCCGACGCGAATCCACACACCTGGCACCACCGTGGCGGGGATCACCCACGGGGTCGAATCAAAGACGGAGGTGGCGGTGTAGGTGGTGTTCGCCGCAGTCGAGGACACCAGCGTGCGCCACGCCCCTTGGTCCACGGGCAGGTTGACACCGCCCATCCAGAGCACGCCTTGGTACTCGTCGATCTTGTTCAGCTTCGCCCAGTGGTCGAACACCGTGGCGTAGGCATCGGTCGGAGACGCGCCGAAATTCGCGGCGGCGACAGTCGTGAACTCGACGCGATCCTGATGCAGCGGAGCCACGGCGTCGCTCGCCAGCTTGGCGGCGCGGAACAGCAGGCTCGCCGGCAGATCGTCGGTCGGACCCTCGTCGCGCCAGCGGTCGTCCACTTCGTACAGGCTGCCGCGCACGCCCGCGTAGATGCGGTCGTTGTAACCGTGCAGGCCGAGGATGCCGTCGTCCTTGTGGCGCCGCTCGGACACGATGCCGCGCGTCCAGTCGGGCGACGCCTGCTCAAGCGTGTAGATCGAGAACGGGTTGTAGATTCGTAGCGACCACGATCCGCCGGTGATGGCGCGGTTTGCCCAGTACCCCTCGGTCAGGACGACGTCGTCAATCGTCGCGGAGGCGGGGTCGTAGCCCTTGCCCTTTCCGAGGTACAGACGCTGGGCCGAGACATCCTCCTCGAACGCGGTGTAGCCCACGACTCGAAACGCGCTGGCCGCAGCCAAGGTCTTGCTTCCGGCGCGATAGGAGTTCGCCAAGGTCAGGATCGCGTTGTTCGCGCTGACCGCGTCGATGTAGTAGAAGTCCTTGACCGGCTCGAACAAGGTCTCTTCGACGCTGAGTGGACGAGTGTCCCCGTCGACGTAGAGATAGCTGCCAAGCACGCTTTGCTGGGACACGGCAGGCGCCTGTCCATTCGCGAGCGAGGTCGAAGTGACCGTGACGCTCCTCGAGCCCTGCGCAACCGTGACTGTCGACGCTCCCGTGCCCAGCGAGCCCTTGAGGTCGGCGTCCGTCAGCAGACGTTGAGGCAGGCAGTTGGTGCCTTGCAGCTTTCCATTCCTGGCGGTGATCGCGGTGCCGGTCGTCGGCGACAACGCGCCGGCGGGCGTCGTCGCGAACCAGCGGATCTCGTCCACCAGCATGCGCGCGGACAACTCGTGGATGCCCAGCGCCTTGGTCGCGGCGTTGTTGGTCTTGCAGTCCCAAGAACCGCCAACCGTCAACACTGTGCGTTCAATGTCCTTCTTGGAGATGCGCATTTGCGCGCCGTCCAAGAACCCGACCGCATACGTGGAGCCTGAGCTGTTGGCTTCGGTGTCCGTCCAGTACGAGAACTCCACGTCGTCGGGATCGCCAGCCGTGGGCTTGAGCACGGCTTTGGGAGTCATGGCGATGTAGACGTTGTACGAGTCCGTTGCGGGGTCGAAGCTCTGCACGCCGACTTGCACGGTGATGCGCTTGCCGACCCAACCCGCGTACTTGTCGTAGCGGCTGACCATCGCGCTGGTGCCGGTCGGCAAGTACCACGGCGCGAGCGCATGCGGCTGGGCGGGATCGTAGTCGCGGCTGTCCTCGAACGACGCCACCTCCACGCCGAAGCCCTGCGCGTACTCGCATGGCGTGTTCGAGTTCTCCGCGAAGATCGGGCGATGCGTCAAGCTCAACAACCGACGCGGCCTGGAGCTGCGACCTGCTGTCGGATCCTTGACATCCCACTGCACAAGCTCAGGGCCGCCCACCGGCCTCGTGAAGATGTTGCTCAACAAGAGAGGATCGTTCGTGAACCTCGTGGCGGCTTCGCGGGTGTAGACACCGTAGGAGGCTTCGGTCTCGACGAAGCTGACCTCGAACCCGAATCCCTGATCGGGCTGCCGCAGCATGGCGGCGAGCTGCGCAAGGAACGTCTCGTTCTCGCTGAGGTCCAAGACAAGCGCCTCGCCCTCGCCGGACATGAACAGCATGTTGCCGCCGCGCTGCCCCGCATCCGACGTGGCGTTCTGCATGGGGCACAGGAACCCATGCCGCAACCCGCCGACCACCCTCTCGTGCAGCACGCCTCCGCCGGAATCGTCGCACGGCCAGTACGCGATCAACGAAGCGATGTCCGGCTCCGTCTTGTCTTCGAGAGCCAGGCTCGCCGAGAGCGACCAACGACGGCGCGCGACATCCGGCTGGAACTGCTGAGGTGGAACATTGAGATATGACGCCGTGCCTTGATAGTCACGCGGCGCGCTCCAGATCTTGACGTTCCCGATGTCCAGATCCCGCTGGCTCCAGCGGAAGCACTGCACTAGGAAGTTCTGATTGCCGACATTGCCAAAGCTGCCGAACTTGGCGGTGTCCGCGCCGTCGAGGAAGTTGATGCGGTTGGCATTCGAGGCGTCTCGATCAAGAAGCGTCAGTCGAGCGCCTTGGCACGATGTCACCGTACTGGTGGCGACGATCCTGTAGCCGCGCAGCGCGTTGAAGTTGTATTGCAGTCCAGTCCACTCGGCGTACTGGTTGGCGACCGTGGTGTCGGCAAGCGCCATCGGGTCTCGCGATCCGACCAACTGCACGGTCGCCATGTTTGGCTGACCAAGCGTCAAATATGAATTGCCGGACGTATGGTCTGCCGTGATGCCATTGACACCAGGGGCGCCGAACACCACGTTGGGGTCGATGCTGCTTCGATCCGTCAACGCCATCCCGCCGCTCCGCATGCAAGCGCTGTCGTGCCCGAACGGGATGAAGCCGGCGTGGTCCCATGGCGAGAACCGCATGCCCAAGCCGAGGAACATGGCGTCCCTTCCGCTGTAGCGGATGCCGTAGCGCGTCAGGTACGACAGCGAGTCGAGCGGCCCCCTGCACACCTCGAGTCCTGACTTGGCGGTAGGTGTTTCGTTGTAGACGTGCGACGTGAAGTTGCCGTGCGAGTCCGTGACATGGACACGGAAGAACCCGTTCGCGTTCCACGTGCCGGCGACATTCGTCCCCGTTCCACCAGGCACGCCGTTGAACGTGGCCGGCGTTCCGGTGTCGAGCTGAAGCTGCACCGCCACGTGGTAGCTGACATCCGGCTCGATGTAGCGGTGGATCACCACGGCGCGGTACGCCATGGTCGAGTTCTGCGTCGCAGCTCCGGTCAGATCCTGGCCGCTGGTCAGGTTGTACTTCGCACGCTGCCCGTCGACATTGCCCCAACCGGCGTTGTCGTACCACATGAAGACCAGCGCGTAGTTGCTGGGGCGAGGCTGCGGAGCCTGGGCGAGTCCGTACCCGTTGCCGATGTTCGTCACGCCCAGCGCCCACGACATGGGAGCAAGGCGGTCGCCGCCCTTCTGGATGATGATGAACGTCTCGTCCAGCGCCTCGTCGAACCCGTTGGGCGGGATCATCGGCAGCGCAGGAACCGCCGGTGCGTTCGCGCCCTTCACCTCGACATCGAAGAGCTTCTCGTGCTGGGGCAAGCGGAAGCTGACGTTCAGCTCGAAGTTGCGTCCGCGACGAGCGTGGTAGTGGTACTGAGCAGACAGCAGCGAGGTAGTGGCAGCGTCGGTCAACCCCTCGGCGAAGTTGCCCCCGATGTCGGTCTCGACCGCGTACGGCAGGTAGCCGTAGCCCCGCATCGGAACCTCGATGTTGCGGGTGTCGACCGTGTAGGGGCCTGGGCTGACTCCCTTGCGCTGCAAGGGCGCCGACATCACCGCCAGCGGCTGCTGGCCCTTGAGGCTCTTCGTGCGGATGCAGGCGGAAGGCGCGGTCTGGTTGTTGAACTTGATCGAGCCGAACGCGGTGTCGACAGAAGCGCGGTCGAAGTCCACGTTGAGCGCGTCGGGCGTCTCCGTGGGCTTGATGACGTTCTGGTTCAGGTAGTCGTTGACACCACCCGACAGATCCGACTGTCGGATCTCGCGGTACTCGGGGCGCTCGAAGTTCGACGACGCCACATCAGTTCTCGAGGAGGCTGTAGATGATGTGAAGCGTGTGGGTGCCAACCGTCACGACACTGAAGCCCTGCGGGATGATCACGCCTGGAGTGAAGTCGATCACAGTTCCCGCAACCGTGGTTCCATACGCAGGAGTCAAGTTGGTAGCCCCTTGAGCTTCTCGCAATTGAACGGATGTTCCAGCGGTAACGACATAGATGCGATGCAGGACCGCATACTTCGTGTTCCCTGTCTGGAATACGCTGTTGGCGGCAGTGCTATCCACCGTGTCGGTGCTGGCGAATACCCCGCCTGCAGCCTTGGCTGCGCCGATCGCACGGCCAGTCGGATAGAACGTGCCGGCTGCCGTCAGAATCATCACCCGCGTCGCCGCGCTATCGCGAAAGCTCGTCATGTCAGTACCACCATCCCCAGAAGTTGACGCGGTCAGGATCCAACGGGCCGCGATGCCGCATCCCGCGCTTGTACATCGTCGGCCCCCTCGCGTCCCGAGGACCGCCAGCGTACGTCGTGAACTTCACACCTTCCTCGGCGAGCTCGGGCTGGATGGCCCTCATGCCGGGGATGTTGTTCTTCTTCTGGAAGCAGCCCTGCGCCGTGCGCAGCACGAGGTAGCGGCAGTGCTGGTCGGGCAGCATGACCATCGTCTCGACGATGTCGTCCTGCGCCAAGGCGTTCGTGAACGCGGCGTCGAACGTCAGCTCATGCACGCGGGCGCCCGAGGGAGACAGGATCGTCGCGCCATTCGAGTAGATGCAGCGGCGCACCTCCCCGTAGTGCGCGGCGTTCACGTTGGCCGTCGTCGTGACCTGCCAGTCGCTGTTGATGTACGAACCCTCCTCGGGCTCGATCTCCCCGAAGATCGGCCCAGGCAGGTACAGCAGGTTGGCCGAGGCGGAGACCGTGACGATCTTGCCCTTGAACATCTTGGGCGGACGGACGACCACCCGCAGCATCAAGTCCTCGGGGCTCGTGAAGTGCCACAGCCGCAGGGTGTTGTTGCCCTCCCACGACCAGTGCGGCACGCGCTCGTTGGCGACCCACTTCGGGATCTCCTGCCCTTGGGTCACGTTGCCGAGCGTGCTCCACTTGTACGGGCTGAAGGTCGGCGTCGAGCTGGGGTCGTTGCTCCGGCGGTACACCTTCACGCACGCCATCACCCAAGTGGGCAGGCGGTACTCGTACACGTCCGACATGAGCTTCGTGGCCGAAGCGCCGTCGACGCACATCGTGAAGTTGGAGTACTCCTTGTTCGCCTCCACCATCGTGCGGTACATGCCGCGTAGCTGGCGGTCGCCGTGACGGACGATGGTGGCAATGGGGTACTTGGCCGCGCTCGGATCGTCGAGCACGTCCTGAACCTCCGCGATGAACTGGGTTACGTTCAAGAAGCCCCCCCGAAGTCGTTGTACCGACTGGGCTAGGGCGCGTCAACCTTCGCGGTGGCGTACGTCCTCTTGATGCCGGCGGCGTGCTCGGCCCGCTCGTGGGCGGTCTTCCACGCCTGCTCGGCGAGTTCCTTCTTGCGGGTCTCCCGCAGGCGGTCGTTGTGCCGCTCGACCTCGTCGGCGACCTCCTGGAGGTTCTTGCCCTGCTTGGTCAGGTCGCAGGCGCGCACGCGCGCGAGGATGGTCTCGGCGGGGAATTCGTTCAGGAACTCGCCCTGATCCCCCTCCCAGTAGAAGACCGTGTCCCACTCGGCCATGTTCACCGAGTAGCGCACGACGCGCCACCGCCCAGGCACCTCGCTGGACATGCGGCGGATGGGCGACCACCAGATGCTGAGGCAGGGGTCGTAGTCGCGCAGAAGGCGACGAACGCGGGACAAGGCAGCCGACGGCGCCCAGATGGGATCCGCCGGCTGCCAGCTCACGCGGCGCCGCTCCGAGTCGGTCATCGGAACGGTGCGCTTCCTCATGTCGTCTTCACGAGGTCGGCGATGAACACGGGACGATACCTCGGAGTGACGGCGTTGGCTGCGGCGTTAGCGTAGATCGCACGAGTCACAGCCATCACTCCCAACGGAGCCAGCTTGGCCGCAGTCCACCCAACGACATTGTTGGCTGCCGGCAGCAAAGCACTGGTGGGAACAACGGTGTTCGTGGGAGCTCCAGCGGCCAGCACGATCGTATTGACCGCGTAACCACCAGCCGTTGTAAGCGTCAAGCCAGCGGCATCAATCAACTGAAGGCCCATCAAGTAGCTTGGAGAGTCCAACTTGACCGGCAACGGCAGAACCATTACGGCGCCGTTGCCAGAGGCTACGTTTGATTCATAACCAACATTGATCGTTGCCGAGCCAGCCGTCGTGTCGGTTCTTTGGACACGAACTGCAGTCACGACGCTGAAGATCCTGAAGGTTCTACCGCCGAGCGTGGCAGCCCCAATCGTTCCGTTTGATTGGATTGGATCACCGAAATGATCGAACCCATCAATTTCGTAGTTGAACGTAACGGCAGTTGCGCTCTTGATGAACATCGGCGCCATTGGTCGCGACAACACGATCTTGCCAGTCAAGTGAAAGCCAAGCTGGTTGTTCGTTCCCGATGCCTGCAATGGAACATTGGTCCAAGGGCCAATTTCTCCAGTCGGCACGTTTGCCATCGTGAACGTAGGGCAAATGCCCTGCGCTTCATCCGGCGGCAGTTCGTAGATCGGACCATACAAGTTCGATGCCTTGTATGCCTGGCCTCCGCCAGTGTTCTTGAAAAGGACTGATGCCATTGGATCAGCCTCCTTTCAGCTCGACAGCTCGGTGAGGACGGCACCCGTGCGGTTGCGGACCTCCACGATCATGTTGTCCTCCCACGTCCAGCCGCGCCAGTACTTGTCGAGGTCGGGCAGGCGCTCCCACGTGGTGACATCGCCACCAACGAGGGGTTGCATCGGAGCCGTCTCGAGGATGTGGAACTGGTCCAGGGCGAGGAAGTACACGCGGTTCTGGTAGCAGAAGCGGTCCTTCACCCAGCCGACGCCGTTGAACGTCAGCGTCTTGTGGCCGCCCTGCAGCTCGAGCGTGTTGTTGTAGCGCTTGTCCGGCGTCAGCAACTTCACGTACGAGTTGTAGGTCGGGAACGACGAGAGGATCAACTCGATGTTGGCGTTGTTGATCTCCTCGGCGTCGGACATCGCCTGCTGCATCAGCTCCTCGGTCAGCGGACGGTTGCCCGCGCCGCCGTTGTCGAGGACCACGGAACGGTTGAACGACTGGCTCGCGGCAGTGATGCCTTGGAACCAAGTCGTCGCAGTGCCGGTGTCGTCTTCCGCAGCCGATTGCTGCGAGCCCGAGGCACCCATGCCATTGAGCACGCCGACATCCGTGAAGACGCCGCCGATGCCCATCATCTCGCGACGATAGGCAGTGTCAACGCGAGCAGGGGCAGTACCGAGCGCGACGCCGTTGCCACAGCGAACCACCCAAGCATTGGCCCAAGATCCGCTGAACGCTCCTGCGCCTGAAGCCAACGCCACGTTCAAGGCGTCTCGGAGACGAACCGTCACGGTTGCTCCAGACACGGTGACGTCGAACACCGTGAATGCGTTGGCGACACCACCAGAAGCGGGAGCGAAGGTCTGAATAGCACCAGCGTTGGTGAACACCGCCACGCGCATCCCAGGCTCGATGTACTTGTCGAGCGTACCGGCGGCGCGAGTGGTCGCGGCGCCTTCGATCGACGAGTTCACCTTGAGCGTGACGGAGATGCAGCCATCGGCGTCGGGGGTCGTGCTGCCGATTGTGTTCACTTCCGCGATCCGACCCGATCCGTCGTTGTGGACCTGGCGGGCGCGGTCGATCATGATGTCGTCCACGATGCCTTCCATCTCGATCTGCAAGGCTTCGGCGTAGGCTCCGCCGTTCGTCTTGCCGTGCCGGATGGTGTCGCCATCCAGCGCGATGCGGGCCATGCCCTTGCGGGTGATGGTCGAGTAGGTCAGCGACGGCTGGAAGCCGGGGTCGGGAATGACGCCACCGTAACCCACGTTGTTGAGGCCGGTCGAGCGACCGAACCGCACGGGGAACACGATGTACTTGCCCGAGACGGCTTGATGCGGACGCTTGTCGATCATGCTCAAGAGCACGGTCGAGTTGTTGCGGGCGTCCGGCAGGAGCTGCAGGAAGTAGTTGGTGAGGAGGTTGTCGTAGTAGCCGGCGCCGGTCGTGGCGCCGTACGCTTGGGTGTTGTATGCAACACCGTTGCTTGCGGTCACAGACATGGATCAGTCCTTGGTTTGGTTGTGGGCTACCGGACGTCGTTCCTGAGCTGGTTCATGAACGACTTGAAGCCGGAGCGCCATTGGCCCGATTGCAGATCCTTCGCCGAAGGCTTCGGCGGGGTGTTGGCAGTCAGTCCAGGCGTGCCGGCGGCGGGCGGGATGCCAGCCAGTTGCGACGCGGCGGAAGCCCTTTGGTCACGTTGGGAAGACATGAAGTCGGAGAGCATGTCGGCCTGCAGCGCGTGCAGTTCGGCAGCCACCTCCTCCAGCGGCTTCGATGGGTTCGCCATCTGGTAAGCCGCGACCACAACCTCAGCTTGTTCCCGCGCCTTCGCGTTCCCTTGGTATAGGGGCAGCGAGCCGACGACGGACTTGATGCGATCCATGTGCGACTGGGTGGTCAATTCATCGCGGAACTTTGTGAGCTCCGCGATCTTGCTCTGGATCTGCATGAGCTCGGATCTGGTCTGCTTGGTGACAGGATCCAGTTCCTCGCCCGAATAACTCGCATCGGTGGAGCCAACTCCGATGGGGCGGCCATGCAGTTGAGACGCACGTCTCTGGATCTCCGCAAGGGCCGCGTCGGGGTTGGTGCGCAACAGCGTCTCCATCTGGGAGGCGAACTCGATGGCGCCGGCATGCTGTGCCTTGAGCGCGTTCGCTTCCTGAAGTCGCTTCTCTGCGGCGGACGCCATCTGCGCGCTCTTGCGCAGGTCCGCCACGGTGGTATCCATCTCGCGTCCATCCACCTTGAGGCGGACGACGGCGTTGTCGGGCGCGTAGGGAACGGCGCCGGGCTGCTGGGGTTGTTGTTCGCTCACGGGATCACCTCGTAGCCGGCGGCGGCGGCGCGCCTGTTGGCTTCATCGCGGCCATTGTTCTGGGACGGAAGGCCCATGGGGTTGGCTCGTGACTCGCCCTCGATGGAGGCGCGCTTGGGATCCTTGGGCCTGCGCCACAACCACCGCTGGTCGACGGTGAACGAGCCGCCGGCTCCGACCACGACGGGCAGTTCGACCTTCTGCCCGTAATACCGCAGGCACACTTGGCAGAGGATGTCCTCGTACCACGCCGACTTCGGGTTGGGCTTGTAGGCGCTCTTCCACTGATCGGATCGAACCAGTCCGGTCTCGGGGTTCAGCGTCAGGTAGACGCCGTGGCTGGGTTGCCCCTCGGGGTGCTGGTTCCGGCACTTGACGAAGAAGTGGTAGATGGAGTTCTCATTGTCCTTCTCCTCTTCGGTGCGACGGCGCTGCTGCTTGTAGACCTCCTCGAGTAGCACGTCGGCGGCCTCGACCTCCTTCTCGTTGTCCCCGTCGATCGGGAACATGGGGGTCAGCAGGTTGGTCGCCTTCTCGACGGTGGCGCGGGACGCGGACAGCTCCTTGAGCTGCGTCGCGATGTTGGCGGCGTCGGCGTGTTCTTCGCGCCTGGCGCCCTTGGGCTTGATGGGGTTTGCGTCTTGCATGAATCAGAATGAAGGTTGGGATGCTTGGCCGACTTGGCCTGGGATGCCCTTGACTGCTTCGGCCATCTGCATGGCCTGCATCTGGGCTTGCTGGATGAACATCTGATGCTTCTTCCAGTGGTCTGTGATGAGCGCCTGCGTCTGCACGGGCAGCCCCTTGAACTCCGGCGTGTACATGTACGCGATGATGACCGTCGATTCCTTGGCGTGGTCCTCCCACTCCATGACGGGGTAGCCTTCGTCGCCGTACTTGAGCGGATCCTTGATCATCTCCTGGATCTCGCGCTCTTGGTTCCGCTCCGCCTGGAGGGTTCGCTTGATGAACTCGTCGCTGGTGTTGTAGTGCAGGCCCTTCAGGATGAGCGCGCGTGTCTGCTCGTCGAACTGCGGGTTGAACGCGCCGGCTTGCAGGGCGTCCAGCATCTCCTCGCGCGCGGAGCCGAGCGTGTCCGCGACGGACGGGTTGCCGACGATGACGAAGTCGTTGAGCAGGTCGGAGCCGTCGAACTCCTCGACGACCCATTCCGCGTCCTCGCCGAGGTAGCGCATGGTGCGCTTGGGGCCGTAGTACATCTTGCCGAGCGCGAGGCAGATCTTGCCGGCGTCGCGCACGGTGCGGAGCGTGGACTTGGAGGGCACGGTCAGCGTGATGAACCGCTCCTCGTTGATGGCTCGCACGGCGCTGCCCGAACGAAGTTGCCCAGGCAATCCCTCGGCGTTGATCTCGGACTGCGCGGCGGCCTTGTTGAGGTCGGCTTCGCACACGTCCATGAACCGCGCCACGTCGGGCGGGATCTGGGGCGGGGGGCCGTGCTGCACCTTGAACGAAGACACCTCGTTGACCTGGTAGATGCGTCCACCGCCGACCGGCATGCTGTCGGTGTCGATGCCCGACTGGTCGCCGACGTAGGTGTTCGGGAGACCGAACGTCTCCATGAACTGCATCATCACGGTGCGGGCTTCGTTGAGGTAGTACTGCGGCCCGAGCAGATCCTCGACGAGCGACGCGCCCCAGAACCTGCCGGGGTGCGGACACCAATCGTCCTTGACGTAGGGCAGGTGCGACCAGCCGGTGCGGTCGGCGATGTAGGGATTGTCGAGACCGCCGGCGCGATTGAGGTTGAGGATGCGCCCGCCCGCGTACACGACGCGCATGCCGCGCGGGTACTGCTTGCTCGGTCGCTGCCAGAGCTCGACGTACTGGGTGCGCTTGCCGCGCTTGTCCTCGGGCTGCGCCCAGTCCACGAGCGACAAGCCGGATCCGTTCGACATGAACGCGATGGCCTCCTCGTAGTTGCGCAGTCCGGCATCCGCCTCCATCGGCTGGATGTCCTTGGGGTCGATGTCGAAGCGTTCCGCGATGCGGTCGATGTCGACGTAGTGCTTCTCCGCGAACCACTGGCAGCCCATCATCTGCGAGTCGCGGCTGCTCGTATCCTGGAACGCGGCAAACGGCGACAGGACGCTAACTGAGATATCGCCAGGGGAGTAGTCCTCGAAGAGCCCGGCCCTGTCCTTCTCCTGCTTGATTGCCTGAGAAAGCATCTGCTCGGGGATGACGCGGCGGTTCTGCGCATCCGACAGGTAGAAGCGATCAGGCTCCCCCTTGAACGGATCCCAGGTGATCTTGAGGAAGGACGAACCGCAGACGGCCTTCCACAGCGTGGACATCATGAGATGCCACTCGAAGTCGGTGACTTCGCGGATGTGATCGAAGACGCGCTCGGCAAGCTGCGCGAGTTCGCGGTCGCGGCTGGTGCCGGTGGGCGGACGGCAGCGGAACTCCGCGTTGACCGCGAGCACCTTCGCGCATGCGGCGAGCACGCGCGAGCGGATGAGGTTCACCTTGTAGTGCGTCGCCGCCTCGGGGTCGTCGATGCCGGCGTCGAACAGGCGTCCCTGCTCGAAGAAGAAGCGTTGCTTGCCGCTCCAGAAGGCGACGTTCGAGATCCACGATTCCTCGAGTGCGAGGCGCTCGAGACGCGACTCGTGGAGACCGACACGCTTGTCGATCATCTCGATCAGATTGCCTTCGTCGAGCTTCATCCTGCTCCTGCGTGGCGGCGAGGCAGAGTCGCGCGCCCCATGGTTTCCTGCGCCACCTTCTCGCGATCAGTGATCTCCATGGCGCCCGCGACGGCGGCAGCCTGCGGCCTTTCGCTGCTGGCGAGGATCGCCTTCAGCAAGTCGCGGTTCTGGTCGGCGAGGCGGAGATTGACGCGCACCAACGCCCATGACACCGCCGCGACGGGCAGCGCGCATGTCAGCGCGACGATCGCCAGCACTCCGAACTCCCAGCCGTTCAA